CCACACAATAAGAAAAAAGACGGATTAGATAGTTGGTGTCGGGTTTGTAGAGCTACATATCGCAGTGAAATCAACCGAGGAAAATTTAGAGGGCAACTATCAGATGATGAAGTTCGCACATTAAAACAACAAACTAAATGTGATATATGCGGTAAAGAAGATAGTGGTGGATCAAAAAACAATAAACATGTTGGAAAGATAAAATCTCTTGTGATGGATCACAACCACGACACTGGAAAGTTTAGAGGTATGTTATGTAATCATTGTAATAGAGGTTTGGGAAACTTTTTTGACAACATTCAAAATTTAGAAAGGGCAATTTTATATCTAAAAGAAAGGAATTGCTGACACAAATATGTGTAAATTGTAACTTGACGATACATCATTTACCTATATAATAACATTACCGTCTTAAGGTAAGACTTATGGATACCAAAACCTGCCCCAAATGTGGGGCCTGCTGGATTGGGGGGCAACACTTCTGGTCTGGCACAAATAAGAAGGGGAATGAAACTGAACTCGCTTCTTTAGTATGTGATAAGTTTGGAGATGATACTTGTATTAATGCAGCACAAGGAACCACAAAAGGTGATGGATGGGAAAAAAGATTAAATAGTATGAATGATATAGAAAAAGATATTGGTAGAGCAAATGAGCGATAATGTATATCTTGGTAATCCTAATTTAAAGAAAGCTAATACATCAATAAATTTCACAAAGAAGCAGATTCAGGAATTTATTAAGTGTAAAGATGATCCAGTTTACTTTGCAAAAAATTATGTAAAAATTATTTCGCTGGATGAGGGTCTTGTTCCATTTACGATGTATGATTTTCAAGAGAAGTTAATTGAGAATTTTCATCATCACCGATTTAACATCGCTAAACTTCCTAGGCAGACGGGAAAATCAACCACAGTTATTTCGTATCTACTACACTACGCTGTCTTTAATGACAATACTAAGATTGCTATCCTAGCAAACAAAGCAGAAACATCAAGGGAACTTTTATCTCGTTTACAATTAGCATATGAAAATTTGCCTAAGTGGATGCAGCAAGGTATCATAGCATGGAATAAAGGTTCAATGGAATTAGACAATGGTTCCAAAATTATCGCTGCTTCCACCTCATCATCTGCTGTGCGAGGAAACTCTTTTAACATCATCTTTCTAGACGAGTTTGCGTTCGTTCCTAACCACATGGCAGAGCAATTCTTTAGTTCTGTGTATCCTACGATTTCATCTGGTAAGACAACAAAAGTTATTATCATTTCTACGCCAAACGGCATGAATATGTTCTATAAACTCTGGCACGATGCCGAGCGCAACAAGAACGGTTATGTGCCACTTGAAGTTCATTGGAGTGCAGTTCCTGGACGAGATGAGAAGTGGAAAGAAGAAACTATCAGAAACACCTCAGCAAGACAGTTTACACAAGAGTTTGAGTGTGAGTTCTTAGGATCGGTTGATACTCTCATCTCAGCGTCTAAGCTACGCACAATGGTCTACGATGATCCTCTACATAGCAACAAGGGATTGATGGTTTATGAAGAGACAAAACCAGACCATGATTACATTATGACAGTTGACGTGTCTCGGGGAACCAACAACGATTACTCCGCTTTTGTTGTATTTGATATTACCACACTACCTTGGAAGGTAGTTGCTAAATATCGAAACAATGAAATCAAACCAATCCTATTCCCAAATATTATTGAACAAGTTGCGTTGAATTATAACAAAGCATACATTCTCGCAGAAGTCAACGATATTGGAGAACAGGTCACAAATATTCTTCACTATGACTTGGAGTATCCAAACATTCTGATGTGTGCTATGCGAGGCAGAGCAGGTCAGATTGTGGGACAAGGATTCTCTGGCACCAAATCTCAACTTGGTTTGAAGATGTCAAAGGTGACTAAGAAGGTTGGGTGTTCTAACTTAAAGACACTGATTGAGGATGATAAACTTCTCATCTCTGACTATGAGATTATCAGTGAACTTACTACATTCATTCAGAAGAATCAATCGTTCGAAGCTGATGATGGATACAACGATGACCTTGTGATGTGTTTAGTTCTGTTTGCGTGGTTAGCAGTTCAACCCTACTTCAGGGAAATGACTGATAACGATGTTCGCAAACGCATCTATGAAGAGCAGAAGAATCAGATAGAACAAGACATGGCACCATTTGGTTTTGTATCAGATGGAATTATTGATGCCGAAGAAAAATTTATTGATGAAGATGGAAATGTTTGGTATGCCGATGGATATGGAAATCCTTATACTGATGTAGAATATATGTTAGGTTTCTAATGGATATCGAAGATGGATTTATTTTAGATCATTTACTTTTCAGAGAAAGAACATGTAGGGTCTGTGGGGAAACTAAAGACTTGATGACTGATTACTATATCACAAGAAAAGGAAAAAAATATTTGCCATCGTCATATTCTTATGAGTGTAAACATTGTACCATAAAAAGAATTACAGACAAAAGAAGTAAAAAACAGTTGATTGTGTGGGAGTATCCCGACTGGTAATTTGTTCATGCGTTGTTTCCCCAATGAAGATACTCATTTTAATAAATATTTGTAGTTAAAAAATGAACTACTTCACGAGGAGATAAACATGGCAGGTCAAGTATCACCTGGAATTGTTCTAAGAGAACGTGATTTAACCAATCAAACAGTTGTGAATCAACAAGGAAATGTTGCTGCTCTGGTTGGTAGCTTTGCTCAGGGTCCAGTAGGATCAATTACGAGCATCGCTTCAGAAAGAGAATTATTAGAAACATTCGGTGCCCCTAACGCAAACAATTACGAGGATTGGTTTGTAGCTCAATCCTTCCTTTCATATGGTGGTCAATTAAATGTCGTAAGAATTGAAGACAGTGCTTTAAAAAATGCTTGCGACGATACAAGTGCAACACCAGTTCTTATCAAAGATACAGACGCATTTCAAGCAGCTTTTAGTACATATGATTTCAAATTTGCTGCTAGAACAGCAGGAACTTGGGCAAATGGTCTTAAGATTGCTATTGTAGATGGTGGCGTTACTAACTACGCAACAGCAACTATTTACGGCACGGTTCTTTGGAGCACAATTGCTCTCGATCCAGGTGGAGCTGATGATCTTCACATCGCGGTTCTAGATGCTAACAACAACATTTTAGAAACATTTTTATATGTTTCTCGCGTATCAACCGCAAAAGATTTGCAGGGTAGTTCAATTTTTTATAAGAACGTAATCAATTCTCGTTCAAAATACATTTATGCTGGACCAGAAAATGCAGCTGCTGGAGAATCCGACGTACTTCTTTCTGGTGGTATTGATGCTTACACTACAACAGTTGCCAGCATCACAGCATCTTATGATCTTTTCGATGACACAGAAAATATTTCAATTGATTTTATTCTCACTGGTGGTAATCTTGCCGTAGAAGCAGACCAAATCACAAAAGCACAAAAAGTTGTTACGCTTGCTGGTTCCAGAAAAGATTGTATTGCTTTTGTTTCGCCCCACAGTGGAATGCTTTCACTCTCCACTAGTTCAGCGAAAAGGGATGATATCATCACTTTCTTCGACGGTGTAGGTAGCAGCAGTTCATATGCTGTGTTTGATAGTGGTTACAAGTATCTTTATGATAAGTACAATGACGTATATCGCTACATTCCATGTAATGGAGACGTTGCTGGTCTCTGCGTAGAGACTTCCGCCACTTTAGAAGATTGGTTCTCTCCCGCTGGTGTTAGCAGAGGTAACATTAAAAATGTTGTAAAACTTGCCTTTGCTCCATCAAAAGCAGATAGGGATAAATTATATCTTAAGAGAATTAATCCAATTGCTACATTCCCAGGTCAGGGAACTGTTCTGTTTGGTGATAAAACTGCTTTAGCAACTCCAAGTGCTTTCGACAGAATTAATGTTCGTCGTCTTTTCCTTGCTATAGAGAAAAGAATTGGTCAACTAGCAAGAACTGTAATGTTCGAACTTAATGATGAAACGACCAGAACTTCTTTCTATTCCGCAGCAGCTTCATATCTTTCTGAAGTTCAGGCAAAAAGAGGTCTCACAGATTATCTTGTAGTATGTGATTCTACAAACAACACCCCAGATGTAATTGATAGAAACGAATTTGTTGCCGAACTTTATATTAAACCAACACGTTCAATTAACTTCATCACGATTACTTTTGTTGCTACCAGATCTGGTGTAGAGTTTTCAGAAGTAGTTAGATCAGTCGCTTGATATTTAAAAACTAATTACGAGGTAAACAAACAATGACCATCAAAAGTAACGTTAAAGATTTTCTCAATACTATTAAGCAAGGCGTAAAACCTAATCTATTCCTTGTTGATATTGTGTTTCCTAATTCAGCTGGATTGCCAGCTGGTTCTAGCGAAGATGGAAAACTAGTCAACATTCTGTGTAAGTCTGCTGCTCTTCCTGCTTCGAATCTAGGTGTAATTGAAGTTCCTTTCCGTGGAAGAACTGTAAAAATTGCTGGTGACAGAACATTTGATACTTGGACAGCAACATTTATTAATGATAAAGATTTCAAGATTCGTCATTACATGGAATCTTGGATGGCGAAGATTAATTCTCACGAAGGAAATAAAGCACAGTTGATTGTTCCTGAGTTTTCAACAGGATATACTGCTGATCTTCACGTAAAACAACTTGAGAGAGATAGCAGCGAAACTGGCTCAATTATTAGAGAATATACTCTTTGGGGTTGTTTCCCAACTAACATTTCTCAAATTGATCTTGCCTACGATAGCAATGATCAGATTGAAGACTTTACAGTTGAATTCCAACTCCAGTACTGGGAAGTTGAAAATGGAAGAAAGGGTAGATCACCAAGCGGAATTCAAGGTTGATAAATAACTAGAGTAAGTGATATAACTTTAAACATGAGTCAGTTATTTGGATTCTCAATTAAATCTAAACAGGAGGAGCTGAGAGGTCAATCTCCAGTTCCTCCTAACGCAGATGATTCAGTAACCACCGTAGCTGGTGGTTATTTTGGTTCGTATGTAGATATAGACGGTATAGCGCGTAATGAGTTTGATCTCATTAGGCGCTATCGTGATATGGCGATGCATCCAGAAGTTGACTCTGCGATTGACGAAATTGTGAATGAAGCAATTAATTCAAGTTTAGATGATTCTCCAGTTCAAATAGAACTTTCTAATCTTGAAGTAAGCGAATCAATAAAGAAAAAAATTCGTGAAGAATTTGATTACATCAAAAGACTTCTTGCTTTTGATACTAGAGCACATGAAATTTTTAGAACTTGGTATGTAGATGGTAGAATGTTTTACCACAAAGTAATTGATTTAGCAAATCCTAAGGCTGGTATTACTGAACTAAGATACATAGATCCGTTAAAAATTAAAAAGGTACGAGTTCAAAATAAAGATTTGAAATTAAGCACTGTCACTGCTAACGCTACAGTGATGGATGGAGCAGCAAGATATGATTTTGGAGACTATGTAGAATTCTACATGTATAATCCTAGAGGTTTTATTGCTTCTTCTTTTGATACCAACAATGTGGGTACTGGTGTTAGAATCGCAAATGATGCTATAACTTTTATTACCTCTGGTATTCAAGATTATAACAAAAAAATGACCTTGAGTTTTTTACACAAATCTATCAAGGCACTCAACCAGTTACGCATGATTGAAGATGCGCTGGTTATCTATCGCTTATCACGCGCACCAGAACGTAGAATTTTTTACATTGATGTAGGTAATCTTCCGAAGGTAAAGGCAGAGCAATATCTTCGTGAAACCATGGCGCGTTACAGAAATAAACTTGTATATGATGCTGCTACTGGAGAAATCCGCGACGACAAAAAACATATGAGTATGCTTGAAGATTTCTGGTTACCTCGCCGCGAAGGTGGTAGAGGAACTGAAATCACTACTCTTCCTGGTGGTCAAAATCTTGGAGAACTTAAAGATGTTGAATACTTCAAAAAGAAATTATACAATTCTCTCAATCTTCCGCCATCACGTTTAGATGACGCCAACCAAGGATTTTCTCTAGGTCGTTCATCAGAAATTCTTCGTGATGAGCTTAAATTTGCGAAGTGGATTGCGAGACTTCGTAAAAAATTTAGTGGATTATTCCACGATATGTTAAAAACTCAACTGATTCTAAAGGGAATTATTGCTCCTGAAGATTGGGAAGAGATGCAAGAACATATTCAATATGATTATCAATTTGATAATCACTTTGAAGAACTTAAGCAAGCAGAGTTGATGAATAATCGTCTCCAAGTTGCTACCGCATTAGATCCATTTTTGGGTAAATACTATTCGATTGAATATGTCAGAAAACAAGTTTTAATGCAATCTGATGCTGAGTATGAAGAAATTTCCAAACAAATGGAAAATGAAATTTCCGAAGGAAAAATTCCAGACCCAGTTCACACAAACTTGATGAATGCAGCATCTTTGGAGGTTGGTGCTTTACCGCCACCACCACCAGCACCTGTTGCAGCACCAAAACCCAAAACCTCAGAACAATAAATAATTTATTATAGGTAAATTAAATGGACACTATTGAAGTTGTAAATGCCGTTCGTAACGGCGACAGAGTTCAAGCACTTGATAAAATTGCTGATATCCTCTATGGGAAAGCAGCAGATGCGATGAAAGATTACAAACAAATTGTTGCCCAATCTTTTTTTGATGAACCCGAAGCTCCTGAAGAGGAGGTAGAAGAAACACCAGTAGAGGAAACAGACCAATGAAACTAATCACCGAAAGCATTGAGGATATTCGAATCCTTGAAGAAGAATCAAACGGAACAAAAATTCTCCACATCGAAGGTGTATTCCTTCAGGGAGATATTAAAAATCGTAATGGTCGCGTATATCCCTTTGGCGTTTTAGAGCGCGAAGTTGGTAGATACAACGAACAGTATGTAAACGTTGGTCGTGCTCTCGGTGAACTAGGTCATCCTGATGGTCCTACTGTTAACTTAGATCGTGTGTCGCATAAAATTGTTTCTCTCAAAGCAGAGGGTTCCAATTTTATCGGTAAAGCACAGATCCTAAATACACCAATGGGAAACATTGCCAAGTCTCTACTCGAATCAGGTGTAAAACTTGGTGTTTCTTCAAGAGGCATGGGTTCTATCGAAGAGAAGAACGGTGCCAATTATGTTCGTGATGATTTTATGCTCGCAACTGCTGCTGATATTGTAGCAGATCCCTCCGCACCCGACGCATTTGTGAACGGAATTATGGAAGGAAAAGAGTGGGTTTGGGAAAATGGCATCATTAAAGAGGTTAATGCTGCTAAATATCATAAATATATTTCTGAATCTACCAGAAAAAATATTGAAGAGAGGTCGTTGAAAGCATTCAACCACTTCTTACAAAGTTTATAATTTAATAAATAATTGTAGAATAAACACATATTAGTTAGAATTACGAGGAATCTCAAATGTCAGATAACTTAAACGAAAAGTTTGAGGAGCTTGTAACTGAGTCAGAAGTTGGCACTAGTGCGCTCTCCCCTTCAATCGTTCCTGGTCAATCTTCAGGCACTCAGTACATGCAACCAGTTGGTGCTGCTGTAAGCGATGCTCAAACTCGCGGTGGTCATAAGGATTCAGGATTTGAAATCCCAACCTCCGTTGCTCCTGATCAATCAGAAGAGGATGACGGTGGTTCAACCTTTGAGAAGCCTCAGGGTGAATCAAATCCTGGTGCTAAGTCATCTAACCACAATTCGAAGGTTAGCGATCAGCAAACCCGTGGGAAGCATCAAGATCCAGCTCCATCGGTTAAGTCATCTGGTTACCAGATTCCTGGTGGTCCAAATAACGTAAAAGTATTTGGTATGGAAGCAATCAACTATTCCGCTGCGGAAGATGTTGCTGCTCTTACCGAAGGCGAAGAGTTCTCTGAAGAGTTCAAAGCAAAAGCAACTACAATTTTCGAAGCTGCTGTTAAGTCACGCATCGAAGAGCAAATAAATGCTATCGCTTCAACTCTAGAAGAGCAATTCTCCGCAAAACTCCAAGAAGAGATTGCTGCTCTCTCAGAGAAAGTTGACGAAACACTCAACTACGCAATCACCACTTGGGTAGAAGAAAACCAAGTAGCTCTTGATGCTGGTCTCAAGCTTGAGATCGCTGAAGAGTTCATGGGTGGTCTCAAAAAAGTTTTTGAAGATAACTACCTCAATCTCCCCGAGGAGAAAGTCAATGTTGTAGAAACAATGACTGAGGAGCTTTGTGAAATGGAAGGTCGTCTCAACGAACAGATTGAGCGTAATATTGATCTTAATAATAAACTCGCTGGTTATCAAAAAACCGTAATCCTCAATCAGATGAGCGAGGGACTAGTTGATACCCAAAGAGAAAAGCTTGTTTCTCTTGCTGAAGGTGTAGAATTTGTTTCGGAAGAAGACTTCCGCAATAAAGTTTCCACTCTCATTTCAAGTTACTTCCCTAAGCATGTTGTAACTGAACAAGCAATTTCTGAAGTCTCAGGCGAACAATCATCCGAAGAAGTATCACCAGTAATGGCTGCTTATCTTCAGGCGATTTCACGCTGGAGCAACTGATAATAATAAATAATTTTAACCCAATCACTCAACGGAGTAAAAGCAAAATGTCTGACACTAGAATTTTGCAGGAAAAGTGGGCACCTGTTCTCGGTCACAAAGACCTTCCTGAAATTAAGGACGCATATCGCAGACAGGTTGTTGCTACCCTGCTAGAAAACCAAGAACGCGCAATCCGCGAAGAGCATGGTATGCTCAACGAGGTTGCCGTTAACTCACTCGGCGCTGGAACTGTTTCACCTGCTGGTTCAGCTCTATCCTCAAGCAACACCGCTGGTCTTGCTGGTTTTGATCCTATCTTAATCAGCCTAATCCGCCGTTCAATGCCCAACCTTGTCGCTTACGACATCGCTGGTGTTCAACCAATGAGCGGTCCTACTGGTCTTATTTTCGCAATGCGTGCTCGTTACGAGAATCAAGGTGGTGCTGAAGCTCTCTACTACGAACCAGATGCTGGTTTCTCTGGTGGTTCAGATGCTTCTGTTGGTGCTTACAACGTTCGTTCCGCTGCTGGTTCAGGTGGCGATGCTGAAGGCAACAACCCTGCTGTTCTTAACGATAGCGCACCTGGCACTTACGAGCGTGGAACAACTTCACTAACTCGTGAAAATTCAGAAGTTCTTGGCGAAGCTGGCACTCTCTTCCGCGAGATGGCATTCAGCATCGAGAAGACCTCGGTGACTGCTAAGACACGCGCTCTCAAGGCTGAGTACACCCTAGAGCTAGCACAAGACCTCAAGGCAATCCATGGTCTTGATGCTGAGCAAGAGCTTGCTAACATCCTCTCAAGCGAAATCCTCGCTGAGATCAACCGCGAAATCATCCGTACCGTCTACACTGTTGCCCTTCCTGGTGCTCAGAACGACGTTGCTACTCAAGGTACTTTCGACCTTGATATCGATTCAAACGGTCGTTGGATGGCAGAGAAGTTCAAGGGTCTCCTATTCCAAATTCAGCGTGACGCAAACGCTATCGGTCAACTAACCCGTAGAGGTAAGGGCAACTTCATGATCTGCTCGGCAGACGTTGCTTCCGCTATGTCAATGGCTGGTATGCTTGATTACGCTCCTGCTCTCAACACTTCACTCAACGTTGATGACACTGGTAACGTATTTGCTGGTGTTCTTCAGGGTGGTATTCGTGTTTACATTGATCCATTCGGTGCTCCTATCTATAGTCAGTCACAATCTGCTAAGCACTACTATGTAATGGGTTACAAGGGAACTTCACCTTATGATGCTGGTCTCTTCTATTGCCCATACGTTCCTCTCCAGATGGTTCGTTCGATCAATCCTGACACCTTCCAGCCTAAGATTGGCTTCAAGACTCGTTACGGCATGGTCAGCAACCCATTCGTTTCAACTACAAATAGCAACGGTATCGCTGGTGCTACTCCTGATGGTTCAACTCTCACTGCTAATACCAACCAGTATTACAGAAGAGTTAAGGTTACCAACCTCACCTGATTTACAGGTAAATACTTTGACCCCCAAAAGGGGGTCTTTTTTTATGGAAATAAATAATAAAAAAACATAAAGTCATGTCTGCTAAGTGGTACACAGAACAACCAACAAATAGAAATTTTCTTGCCCCAGCAGGATTCAAGATGAATCTTGATATTTTTACTGGTGTAGATTTTTTTTGCCAACGGGCAAATCTCCCAGACATTTCTGTTGGAACAGTAGAGGCACCAACGAGATATAGAAGCATTGCTCTACCATCATCTGGTGGAGTTCAATACGGAGATTTAAATTTAAAATTTATTGTTGAAGAAGATTTAAGTAATTATTTGACCATCTGGAAATGGATTAGAAAAAACAATCTATCAGAAGAAATGGACGATCAAGAAATTCCAGAGTATTCTAATGCTCAATTACAAATTTTAAATAGTAATTTTAATCCAAATATTATTGTAGAATTTGAGGATATTTTTCCAACGTCTTTGACGGAACTATCGTTTGATGTAGAAGATAGAGATGTAGATTATTTGACTGCTGATGTAGTATTTAAATTTACAACTTATTACTTTACAAATAAAAACAACAGGAGAATTTAATTTATGAAATTTGATGATTTGAAAACTCTTTTTAATCATGTTAAATCAGAATGGCAAGAAGATTCACACATCGACTTCCAGTTTAAAAACAAACAATACTCAGCAGATTTAGCACAAATCTCACTAGATATCCCTTACCAGCACAATAAATATTTAAACTTCTATAACGATTTCTCTACAGAGAAGACAGCACTGGAATTTCAGTATCGTATGAAGTTAAAAGAAAAAAGAGAATATTATCAAGGGGAAGCAGACCCCGAAGTTTACAAAGAGAAACCTTTTGGGCAATCCATTAAAACATCCGAGAAGATGAAAGTATATTTGGAAGCAGATGAAGATTTAATTAACATTGAAATGAAAATAGAGTTTATTAATAAGGCACTTTTCTTTTTGGATAATGTTCTTAAAATGATTTCCAATAGAAGTTTCCAAATTAAAAACGCTATCGAGTGGGAGAAGTTTATTAACGGTAGTACCTAATGACAAATCTGGTCGTCGCAAAAAAGAACAACATTTTCCTGACCATCAAAACAGAACCACATGTTCACTATGAACTCGCAGACTATTTTACATTCGATATCCCTAATGCCAAGTTTATGCCACAATATAAAAGTGGTGTCTGGGACGGTAAAATTAGACTCTATTCACCAGGAACAGGTGAGCTCTATTGTGGTCTTATCTCACATCTCAAAGAGTGGAGTGGAGTTAAAGGTTATTCAATCGAATATCAAGGCAATAAGTTCTATGGAGATGTAGAAGAAAAGAATGAACATATTACGCTTGAAGGTGTAAAAGGTTTCATGGCAGCTGTATGCTCCAACCACGAACCACGCAATTATCAGGTTCAGGCAGTATACGAAGCATTATTAAACAATCGTAGACTTTTACTATCACCAACTGCTTCTGGTAAATCTCTAATGATTTATTCTCTAGTGCGTTATTACTATGCTTCCGAATATAAAAAAACAGGAAAGAAAACTCTTATTATTGTTCCTACCACTTCATTAGTGGAGCAAATGTATAAAGACTTTGAGGATTATGGTTGGGATGTAGAAGAAACTTGTCACAAAATTTACGGCGGTAAAGATAAAAACGCAGAGAAAGCAGTTATCATTTCCACTTGGCAATCTATCTACAAGTTTCCTAAACGTTGGTTTGATGATTTCTCTTGTGTCATCGGTGACGAAGCACATCTATTCAAATCCAAATCACTTACTGGCATCATGACTAAACTTCATGAAGCTAAGTATAGGTTTGGTTTCACTGGAACACTAGATGGTTCTGCTACTCACAAGTGGGTGCTGGAAGGATTATTTGGTGAGTGTAAACATGTTACCAAGACAGAGAAGCTTATTAAGGAAGGTCACTTGTCTGATTTCAGAATCAAAGTTCTTTTGCTCAAACATGAAAAACAAGAGTTTTTTGATTATCAAGGGGAGATCGATGCGATTGTTGATAATCCAAAACGCAATCGTTTGATTAAAAATCTTGTGCGTGACTTGGATGGAAACTCTTTAGTTTTATTTAACTATGTGGAACGTCATGGAGTGCCACTTTATGAGTCGATAAATAGTATTGTCGAAGAAGGTCGTAAAGTTTTTCTGGTCTATGGTGGTGTAGACACTGAAGAACGCGAAGAGATTAGACGCATCACTGAAACTGAAAACAACGCAGTGATTGTTGCTTCATACGGAACATTCAGCACTGGCATCAACATTCGTAATCTACACAATGTTGTATTTGCTTCACCTTCAAAATCAAGAGTAAGAAACTTACAGTCTATCGGTCGTGTATTGCGTAAGGGTGATAATAAAACTTATGCTACTCTTTATGACATTGCCGATGAGTATTGTAGAACACCACAAAAAAATTACACGCTAAAACATTTGGATGAGCGTTTAAAAATTTATGAAGAAGAAAATTTTAATGTAGAAATTATTAAAATAGATTTAAGATAATATGGAAGAAGAATTTTATGCCACTATTAAATTAACTTCTAGTGAAGAATTAGTTGGAAAAGTTTCCTATGATCCTGATGATGATGTTATTATTATTTTTAATCCAAGGATTGTAATTAGAACTGAAATGAAAAAAAGGGGAATAAAAATAGAAGGATTTGAATTCCAATCTTGGATACGAGCAACATACGAAGACATATTTATTATTCCTCGTAATCAAATTGTTACAATGGTTGAGACTGACGGTAGAATTGTTTCCTTCTATGAACAGTATCTACAAAGAAAACAACAAGAAGATTACATGTTAAAAAACGGTGGCATTCCAGGTCACCGCCGTGATACAAGAATAATGGATGGATATATCAGTTCAACTAAAGAAGCTAGAAGTATTTTAGAACAGATCTATAATAAATCTTGAAAGCGCAACATTGCTATTATACACAGAATTGAAGGTCTTGTCAAGCCCTTTACAATTTTGTTAGCGTATGCTACAATTGTATTGTAAATTGATTAAGTTCATGAGTACCAGTACCATAGCGTCAAAAATGACCAAAAAGAAAACAGAAAACTACGTCAACAACAGAGAATTTTTGGACGCTTTGGTTGTCTATAAACTTCAGTGTGGCGAAGCAACAAGACAAGGAATACAGCGCCCACGTATTCCAAATTATATTGGGGAGTGTTTTCATAAAATTGCTACGCATTTATCCTACAAACCTAACTTTGTAAATTACATGTTTAGGGATGATATGATAGGTGATGCGGTAGAAAATTGTGTACAGTATATTGATAGATTTGATCCAGCAAAATCTACTAATCCTTTTGCTTATTTTACACAAATGATATATTTTGCGTTTCTTCGTAGAATTGCTAAAGAGAAAAAGCAATTAGAAACAAAAAATAAATTGCTTGAGCGTTCTGGATTTGATGAAGTTTTGCATACAGACAGTTACAGTGGTGATATGATGGGATATAATAGCAGCAGTGCTGATATGAACAGCATCAAAGAAAACCTTGAGATTCGATCCAAACGATGACCATAGCACTTATTACTGATCAACACCTTGACGGAAGAAAAGGTAGTGTCGCTTTTTGGGAATATTTTAAAAAGTTTTACGACGATATCTTCTTTCCAACACTAGAGAAACACGGAATCAAAACTGTTATTGATCTAGGTGACACGTTTGATAATCGCAAAGGAATTGACTTTAGTGTTTGGAATAGGGTTCGCCAACATTATTTTCAACGCCTTGAAGACATGGGTATCTTCGTTCACATGATTCTTGGTAATCATTGTGTCTATTATAAGAATACAAATGAGATTAACTCACCTGAACTTCTGCTAAAAGACTTCAGAAACATTGAAATCTATGCTCATCCAGAGGTAGTGATGATTGATGGTGCTAAGATTCTAATGTTGCCTTGGATTAACTCCAGCAACTATGATGATACCTTGAAGCATCTTAATGACACCAGTGCCGAGATTGCTATGGGGCATCTTGAACTATCTGGTTTTGAAGTGACGCCTGGCAATACCCAAGAACATGGTATGGATCCTTCCATCTTCAAAAAGTTCAAACAAGTATTCTCTGGTCACTATCATCACAAATCAACTAGAGGTAACATCACTTATCTGGGCAATCCTTACCAGATGTTTTGGAATGATTACAAAGACGAGCGAGGATTTCATCTCTATGAACCAAAGACAAATAAACTCAAGCGGGTCAAGAACCCTTATGAGATTTTCCAGAAAATCTATTACAATGATTCTACTGGTTCTCATCTCAGCTTCGATACCAGTCAGTGTTCAAATTCTTTTGTCAAGATTATCGTAGAAGATAAGAAAGACTATACTGAGTTTGAAAAATTTGTAGATTCTGTGTTTGCAACTCAACCACATGATGTGAAGATTATTGAAACTCTTGTCAACGATCTGTTTGTTGAAGATGATGAGAATGTAGAAATCAAAGATACTCTTACTCTTCTTAATGAATATATTGACGAAGTAGAGTTAACCGTAGACAAAAATAAATTAAAAAGCGTTATGAAGTCCCTATATATTGAAAGTTGTGAGGTAGTATAATGTTCCTCATCACCCTTGCCGAACATTCAGATGGAGTTTATTCGGTTGTTGACAACGAGGGTGATCATGTGGTATACTTCTTCAAAGAAGAAGAAGATGCTGAGAGGTATCTTGGTTTGCTTGAGGCAAACGACTACAAAGAAACTCTACCCCCTCTTACAACTCATGAAGTAGATCCAAAAACTGGCATACAAGTGTGTGAAATGAAAGGGATGAAGTACACTATTATTGAACCCGACGACATTATTGTTCCCCCCAGAGATTATGATAATCTTCAAGACGATTAAATGGAAAAATTTTCTTTCTACTGGTGCTCAGTTTACTGAAGTATCTCTTACTGACACTAAAAGTAGTTTGATTGTGGGCAGCAATGGTGCTGGTAAATCCACCATTCTTGATGCTCTCACTTTTTCTTTGTTTGGTAAACCATTTAGAAAAATTAATAAACCACAACTTCTCAACTCCATTAATCAAAGTGATTGTGTTGTAGAAGTTAATTTTGATATTGGTAAGAATAAATACACAGTGATTCGTGGTATCAAACCTAATAAGTTTGAAATCTATCAAAATGGTGCGCTACTCAATCAAGATTCTTCTTCTGTAGATCAACAGAAACATTTTGAGCAAACCATTCTGAAAATGAATTACAAATCATTTACTCAGATTGTGGTGCTCGGGTCATCTACCTTTGTGCCATTTATGCGTCTTTCATTGGCAGCTCGTAGAGAAATCATTGAAGACATTCTTGACATTCAAATCTTCTCGACAATGAATGTCAATCTCAAAGAAAAGATTAAAGTAATTAACGACGAATTAAAAGATCACGAGTATAAGCTATCTCTTGTCAAAGAAAAGATTGATATGCAGAAACAGTTTATGCTTGAAATTGATAAAAAGAATAAAGAAGATATTCAAGAAAAAGAGAATAGAAAAGAATCTCTATTAACGGAAGCTCTACATCATGAGACAGAAATCCTCAATAACGACAAGGAAATCAACGTTAAGACCGCTGCCGTTTCAGACACGCAGACACTTAAAACAACGATATCTAAAATCACTACAATCAAAGAGAAACTTTCAACCAAACAAAAGTCTCACACAAAAGAGAAGAAATTCTTTGAGGAAAATGATACTTGCCCAACATGCGGTCAGAGTATTGAGGAGCATTTCAAACAACAAAAGATCTCGCTTCTCTCGGATAAACTTGCTGAGGTGGAGAAAGGCGTGTCTGATTTGGGACAACAACTTTCCGATCTCCAAAGTAAAGAGAATACCTTTATTCTTCTGATTGATGAAATAAACGAACTCAATCTAAAGAACAGACAACTCAATAATGAAATTAAGTCACTTCATAGACGAATTGAAGAACTGGACGACGACATCAGAAAACTGCGGGATTCAGATGTCAATCAACGGGAGCAGTTTTCAATACTTAAATCCCTCAGCGAAGATGGGAAGCAAATCCAAGAAACGATTTCAGAAACAAAAGAAGAAAAAGATTGCTTACTCACAGCAGCGCAGCTTCTCAAAGACTCGGGCATCAAAACGAGGATCATCAAAAAATACCTCCCGACGATGAATAAACTTATCAACGATTATCTTGATAAGATGGAATTTCCAGCATCGTTTATGCTCAACGAAAGTTTTGAAGAAGTAATCAAATCACGTTACAGAGATGAATTTAGTTATGAATCTTTCAGCGAAGGAGAGAAAGCTCGTATTGATATTGCTTTGTTGCTTACTTGGCGCTCTGTTGCTAAACTTAAAAATAGTGTTGACACTAACCTCCTTATTTTAGATGAAATCTTTGATGGATCGTTAGACCAATCTGGTAATAGTGACTTAGGGTGGATACTCCAAACATTTGATGAGAAGACAAATGTTTTTGTTATTTCTCATCGTGATAATATGGCAGATAAATTTGATCGTTGCTTACGATTTGAGAAGCATAAGAATTTCTCATACGTCACAGAAGAGACATTAGAATAATTTAAGAGGGGTTGCTTTGGCATCCCCTTTGCTGTATAGTTGATTCATCAACGAAAGAGACCGATGTTTAACGCCGAAGTCAAGGGCAATCTCGCTCGCCTTCTCGCTACCGAAAACCTGATCGTAGAGCACCGCCCTGTTGAGACGGCGATGTTTAACGTGAAGGATCGTGTGCTGATCCTGCCTATGTGGGAAAAAGCATCTGCCAATGTATACGATATGCTGGTGGGGCATGAAGTCGGTCACGCTCTGTATACTCCTGACAAGTGGGGTAATGATTATGGCATTCCTCAATCCTATCTGAATGTGTGCGAAGATGCTCGCATCGAAAAACTGATGAAGCGTAAGTTTCCTGGCCTTGCTCGTAACTTCTATGCTGGTTACAAAGAGCTACAAGATGAAGACTTCTTCTGTATTGGTGAGCGTGAGTTAGATTCTTATGCTCTGATTGACCGTGTGAATCTTTATTTTAAGATTGGTATTCATGCTGGTGAGGTATTTTCTTGGAGTGATGAAGAGAAGCTGTTGGTAGATGAGCTCGCCAATGCTGAAACTTTTGAGCAAGTTGTAGAAGTTGCTCGTAAGATTCTTCAATACACTGAAGAACAGGAGCAACAGCGGGTTGTTGAGGCGCAAGGCGACCTTCAGCAATCTACTCAAAATGGGGGTGATTCTACTCAAGGTAAGGGTGATCAAGGCGAAGACGAGCAATCGCAAGAAATGTCTGGGAATGGTAATCAAACTCAAGGTGATGGTGCTGATGCTAATCAACCTCAAGGTGCGGGCGAAGGAGCTACTTCTGGTGGTCAACACAATACACTTGAGTCTGAAACTGACAAGGCATTCACTGAGAATCAGAAACAACTGATTAGTGACCACCCTCGTTCTCATCATCTCAACTATATTGAGTTGCCTGACTTGAAAGTAGAAAAATTTGTTATTACCAATAAAGAAGTTCAAGAAGATTGTAATCAAACTTTTGGTGAGCAATCGCAATCTCTCTTTAGGGAAGTTGACAAACAGTATCTTACTTTTCGTAGTGAAGCTCAACGTGAGGTTAACTACCTTGTGAAAGAGTTTGAAATGCGTAAGTCTGCAGATCAGTATGCCCGTTCATCTACTGCCAAGACTGGTATTCTCGATACGGCACTGCTTCATACCTACAAGTGGAATGAAGATGTATTTAAAAAAGTTAACGTTGTGCCCGATGGTAAGAATCACGGTTTGATTTTTATCCTTGATTGGTCTGGTTCGATGGGCAATATTCTTCAGGATACTGCTAAGCAACTGCTCAATCTTGCTTGGTTTTGTAAGAAAGTGCAGATTCCTTTTGACATCTATGCTTTTACCAATGATTATTGGTATCACAAATCCTACGATTATGAGACTCAAACTCGCACCAAATCTTCTCGTCTTCAGACTCCTAAAGCGGGTCAGGTGAAACTGTGTGACAACTTCAATATGTTGAATCTTGTCAGCAGCAATGGGCGAAATGGTAAAGATCTTGAAGCACAACTGAAAAACTTTTGGCGCCTTGTGGTTGGTGAAGCATCCTATTCTGGATATTATCTTCCTGCGGGGTATGGTCTTTCTGGCACTCCTCTTCATGAAGCAGCAATCTCTCTGACCGCACTTATCCCCAACTTTCAGAAGCGTAACAAGGTTCAAAAAACTAACGTTATTATTTTGACTGACGGTGAATCTTCTAATATCAATTACTATACCGATCAGACTTACGGTAGCCGTATGGGCACTTCTTATGTAAGCAGTGATTGTGTTCTGCGTGACCGCAAGACTGGTCGTGTATATCCTCGCTTTGATGGTGGAGGTTACTATGGTAACTCGGATCTTATCACCAAAGTATTTCTTCAAAATGTGCGTGATCGTTTCTCGGATGTAAACCTGATTGGTATTCGTCTGGTGAATGGTCGTGGTCTTAACACCACCTACAATGCTGAAGATTGTAAAACCGATTGGAATGAAGTTCAGAAGCAATGGAGGAAATCTAAGTCTGCTGAGCTGGTTGAGCATCTTGGTTATCAGGCACTCTATCTGATGGGCACCGATTCGCTATCTGCGAATAGCGAATTTGATGTTGCCGAGGATGCTTCCGAGAAAGAAATCGGCACCGCATTTACTAAGGCACTTTCTAAGAAAGGCGTCAATAAGAAGATGCTGACCTCCTTCGCCACACTCATTAGTTAACCTAATCACTTGGGGGCTTGCGCCCTCACCTCTTTTCCCCTATAATACTTACATACGAAACAACCCACACCATGAAAAACTTTGAAGTCGCACCTATGATTGACCGCTTCGGTTCGGTAGTGACTGCCGCCGATGTTCGTGCTTATGCTGATGAGATCGGTATGTCTTACCAGACTCTCACTAAGAAACTGGAGCAGTTTAAGGTGCATCGCGGCATGTGGCATCTGACTGCTATTGAGCAACTAGAGCAAACTTATAGTCAACCTGCTGTAGAATCTGTGGTCGAAAATCCCGAAAACTTTATTCCCGAGAAAGATGCTACCTTCGTCAGCTTTGGTAACTTTAGTGATATTAAGAAGATTCTTTCTTCTCGCCAGTATTACCCTATCTTCATCACTGGTCTTTCTGGTAACGGAAAAACTTTCGGTGTGGAGCAAGCTTGTGCTCAGCTGAAACGTGAGATGATTCGCGTTAACATTACCATCGAAACTGACGAGGATGACCTGATTGGTGGTTTCCGTCTCGTCAACGGTGAGACTGTGTGGCATGATGGTCCTGTCGTTCAAGCATTGAATCGCGGTGCTATTCTGCTGCTGGATGAGATTGACCTTGCTTCCAACAAGATTCTGTGTCTTCAGTCTGTGCTTGAAGGCAAAGGTGTCTTCCTCAAGAAGATTGGCAAGTATGTCAAACCTGCTGCTGGTTTCAACGTTGTTGCTACCGCTAACACCAAAGGCAAGGGTAGCGATGACGGTCGCTTCATCGGCACCAATGTGCTTAATGAAGCATTCCTTGAGCGTTTCCCTGTAACTTTAGAGCAGGCATATCCTTCTCCTAAGGTTGAGACTGCTATTCTTAAGAAAGCTGCTGAGTCTCTGAATGCTTACGATTCCGAATTCGTTGACCGTTTGGTTGCTTGGGCGGAAATCATTCGTAAGACTTTCTACGATGGTGGGGTTGATGAAATCATTTCCACTCGTCGTCTGGTGCATGTTATTCGTGCCTTCAGCATCTTCGGCAAGCGCAAGAAAGCAATCGAAGTGTGTATTGCTCGTTTCGATGATGAAACTAAGCAATCTTTCATGGAACTCTACACTAAGATTGATGCATCTGTTGATGCTCAACCCGAAACCGAAAATTCTACAACTGTTACCCCTTAATCATTATGTCTAACAAACCAAAAGTTGAAGTGAATTTAAAATTTGGCACCATCAAAACTAATCATTTGTTGGATGCTTTAGCGGCTCTTTTAAATGATCATGAGCATAAAATTTTTATGATGAAAAATACAAACTATGTTACATATAAAAACTTGTATGAAGAAATTCATACTGCTTTATCCAAAGCTCAAAAAGGATCGGGGTATTCTAATCGTGGAGTAAAACGAGATTTTATTGATCCAGAACGCCGCCAACATTTAATTAACAGGGAAAATTTTGACGAAAACATTTGACGATCTTCCTCGCCATACCCTCATCCATCTTAAAGATGGGGGTGTTTTTTTAGTTTATTGTAAAGTTATTGAATATCATGGTGGCAAAGATATTGACTGCTATCTTGGTGTTCGATATCCAGATGGCATTGGGGGTGTTGACTCCGTAACCTCAAAGTGCTATACTAACCAAATAGATTCTATTATCGGTGGATTTTAATTATGCAATGGAAATACAATGAAGACAAAATCCTCAAAGACGTTGAGGATTATGTTGTGACTACCTACCATGGGCATTACTGTGGTGATGAAGAAGGATACGATGATATTCAAACAATTGATTTGATGGCAGCAAAAAAACTTGCTGCGCCTTTTTGTCAAGCAAACATCCTCAAGTATGGCAGTCGTTATGGTGATAAGGAGGGTCGCAATAAGCGTGACCTTTTGAAAGTGATTCATTACGCAATGCTTCTACTTAACTTTGATAATCACTACAGTCGCACACAGAACGGTCTACAGGAGTTTAAATGAGCACAATCGCACTTTCCCAAACCACTCTTAACATTCTTAAAAACTTCGCCACGATTAACAATGGCATCATCATCAAAAAAGGAAATACGTTACGAACCATTTCCAACGCTGAGAACATCTTGGCGGTCGCAAATGTGGAAGAGTCTTTTTCTCAAACTTTTGCTATTTACGATCTCAACCAGTTTCTTGCTGGTTTGTCTTTGTTTGATAATCCCTCTCTCGTGTTTGACAATCCTGACTATGTTACTATCAAAGATGGGCGTAGTCGTGTCAAATACTATTTCTCGGATCCTGAAATTACGCTTAAAACTGCGCCAGATAAATCTGTAAAGTATCCTGGTTCTGATATTCAGTTTACTCTGTCTACTTCAGATATCTCTGCTATTCAAAAAGCAACTGGTATTTACAAATTGCCTGACCTGAACATCAGTTCTGATGAAGAGATTGTTCTCTCAGTGCGTGATAATGAATCTGCAACTTCAAATACTTATGACTTAATTGTTCCAGGAACTTTTGAAGGAAGTCATTCTCTTGATTTAAAAGTGGATAACATTCGTCTCCTTCAAGGTGACTATGAGGTTGGTGTTTCTAAGCATTATATTTCTGAGTGGAAGCATCTAAACCTTGACGTTACATATTACATTGCGCTTGAACCTTGATGAAAAAATTTCTGTGGGTGGAGGAATATCGTCCTCATACTATTGAAGACTGTATCCTCCCTGATTCGTTAAAGAAAGTATTTACTGGATTTGTGGAGCAGGGAGAGATTGCTAATCTCCTTCTGTCTGGTCCTCCTGGCGTCGGCAAAACTACAGTTGCCAAAGCATTGTGTGAAGAACTTGACGTTAGTTACATTGTCATTAATGGTTCTGATGAAGGTCGTTTCCTCGACACGATTCGAAACAAAGTTAAACAGTTCGCATCAACTATCAGTCTTACTGGAGGTGGTAAACATAAAGTGGTTATCATTGACGAGGCAGACAACACAACACATGATGTTCAGCTTTCTCTTCGCGCATTTGTTGAAGAGTTTCATAGCAACTGCCGTTTCATTTTCACTTGTAACTTCATCAACAAGATTGTCGAACCCCTCCATTCTCGTTGTACTGTCGTTGACTTCCGCACCAAAGCGGGTGAGCAGCAGAAACTCCAAGCGGCGTTCTTCGCCCGCTTACAGAGCATCCTAGACTCCTCTGGCGTGGCGTATGAGGACAAGGTGCTGGTTAAACTGATTCGGCGTTACTACCCCGACTGGCGACGCCTGCTGAACGAAGCACAGCGCCACTCTGTTGGTGGATCGCTGGATGCTGCTGTGCTCTGTGATATTGCTGATGTTAACTTAGATCAGTTGATGCGAGCAATGAAGTCTAAGGAATATAAGGTTGTGCGTCAGTGGGTCGTGGATAATATGGATAGTGATCCTAACACTATTATTCGTAAAATCTATAATGCTCTGAGTGAAGTGCTCGAAGGATCTTCTATTCCTCCAGCTGTGTTGGTGCTTGCCAAGTATCAATATCAGATTGCCTTTGTGGCAGATCAAGAGATTAATCTTCTTGCTTGTCTAACTGAAATCATGGTGGAGTGTAAGTTTAAATAACTCCTTTACTAAATAGTAGTGGAGTAAATGATAAAACAAATGGCTAAAGGAACTATTTACGAACATAGAGAACCAACAGATGTAGAACTTGCTTGGCTAACTGGTATATGGGAAGGAGAAGGTTCATGGACTTACAAAAAGGGAAGAACCAGAACTTTTTCTAATGGGAAGACATATACAGAAAAAGATTACCTTTCTATGTCTATGTCAATGACAGACCAAGATGTTATGGAGAGAGTTGCTGCTATAATGGATGGTAGAAAAATAACTTACACTGATGGTGGTCCAGTTCACAAAGCAGCAGGTCAAAAACCAACTTACTATATAAACCTTCAGGGTGAAGCAGCAAAAAGATGGACTGAGTTGATGAAACCTTATCTCGGCAAAAGACGCCTTGAAAAATATCAAATGATTATGGAGAAGTTGAATGGCAACTAGTTTAAAACAACTTAAAACATGTTTACGTTATCCTGGCGGCAAATCTCGTGCCGTTAAGTATCTTGTTCCCAAGATGCCTAAGAATCCTACAGAATACCGCGAACCTTTCCTTGGTGGTGGTAGTGTAGCGATTGCATTCACAAAAGAATACCCTGACATTCCTGTATGGGTGAATGACCTGTATGAACCGCTGGTGAACTTCTGGCAGCAACTTCAACAACGCCCAGATGGTTTATATGCTCTTCTCACAGCATATAAAGAAGAATACTCTACGCCAGATACTGCTAGAGAATTGTTTAATCATTCTAAAAATGATTTGAATAATTCTGAATCTTGTCTTTGTAGAGCTGCTGCTTTCTATGTAGTTAATAAATGTAGTTTCTCTGGTCTAACTGAATCATCTTCATTTTCCCCGCAAGCAAGTGACCATAACTTCACTATGCGTGGAATCGACAATCTCCCCAAATACTCGGAACTGATTCAGAACTGGAAGATTACTTGTGGTGCGTATTGGGATATGATGATGACATCTGCTCCCGTAGGAACGTTCTGGTTCTTTGACCCTCCTTATGATATCAAAGATAATCTTTATGGTAAGAAAGGAGAACTGCATAAAGGATTCGATCATAAAGAGTTTCATGCTTGGATTACACAAGGTAATGTAAAAGATCGTTGGATGATTACTTACAATACCAACCCAACTCTTATAGAGTGGTATGATGGTTATTATCAAACCAAATGGGATTTGACCTATACTATGCGTTCAGTGGGTGACTACATGAACGAGCAAAAAGACCGCGCTGAACTATTGATTACTAACTATGACGAAACCATCTCTAACGGAATATTTGAACTCAATAAATCAAAACAAGAAGTCGGTAGTTATTGACGAGGAATCTGAAAAAGCATATCCACCTTTTATCGTCAACAAGTGTCTTGCTGCTTTTCATGATACAGTTCTTTTTGCTAATGAGATGAATATGTATCCTCACTTGGACAAGAAGTTACAGTATGACTTTTTTATAAATAGTATCAATCCGCGTAAGCGGTTTTCGCCGTGGGCGAAAAAATCTCAAGTAGAATACCTTGATGCGATTAAAGAGTATTATGGTTATAACGACGATAAGGCTCTACAGGCATTGAGAATTTTATCAAAAGATCAACTTGAACACATTAAAAAACTTGTAGACAAAGGTGGAAAAAGATGACTCCTGATATCGAAGTAGAATGGAAGCAAGCTGATATGGTTGAGGTGACTCTCAATGAACCTGATGATTTCCTCAAAGTTCGTGAGACCTTAACCCGTATCGGTGTAGCATCTCGTAAAGAAAAGAAAATCTACCAATCTTGCCATATTCTTCATAAGCAAGGTAGATATTATATTGTTCATTTCAAGGAACTATTTGCCCTTGACGGAAAGAACACTAATCTTTCAGTGAATGATGTTCAGCGTAGAAATAGAATTATTCAACTGTTATCCGATTGGGGATTGATTTCTGTTGTTAAACCAGAAGCGATTGCTGATGTTGCTCCGTTGAATCAAATCAAAGTTCTTGCTTTTAAAGAGAAAGACGAATGGACGCTTGAAAGTAAATACAACATTGGTCGCAAGAAGACCGAAGTAACCGAATAATTTTTGTAGGGAGTTCCACACTCCCTTTTTTATTGCTTTCTAATATATAATAATGAAGACGCCTTCGGGGTCTTAAACAAACTCTCGCTTATTAAGGAGAACTAAAATGACAAACGCATATACTTGGGATGTCTATTCCCCATTTGGAGTTGGATTAGAAAGCATTTTCAACAGACTGGATGCTATGTCTGGTCACAATACTAACTATCCACCTTACAACATCATCAAAAATGACGGATCTAACTATGAGATTGAAGTCGCTCTTGCTGGATTTAAACCAGAAGAAATTGAAGTCTCTACAGAACAAAGCATTCTCAGAGTTGCCTCTAAAGTTGAGAAACGAGATACTGAAAGAACATACCTCCACAAAGGTCTCTCCAAACGTTCCTTCAATCACTCATGGCAACTATCAGAAGATGTCAGAGTATCCTCTGTAGATTTTGCTGATGGATTACTAACAGTTTCATTAGAAAAAATTGTTCCCGAACATCAAAAGAGAACAACCTATACTATTGGAGCTGGTAAACAAGAACTTCTAACAGAAGGATAAATAGACGAGGGGCAACCCAACTATCTTCGGCGCAATGGGCGAGACTGGCAACTATCAGGCTTGCCCTATTTTCTTTTTTGTGCTATAATTAAATTATCATTAGGAGAATTATATGATTCCAAAAGTTATGATTTTAAATTCTGGAGAAAGAATAATCTCTGGAGTTTCTGAAGTAACTGATGAAAATGGTCAGGGTATTTGTTTACTTCTTAAGTGTCCATATATTCTAGATATGGCACCAACAGGAGACTATAATACAGATGGCAATCCATCTCAATTTTCTATTAACTTTACCAAGTGGTTTGCGTATTCTAAATCAGAAGAATTTCGTATTCCATATACTTCGGTAGTTGCTTTGGGTGAACCAGAAGATGGAATTCTTGACGTATACATGAAAAAATTTGGAGAAAAATTAAATGACAACGACACCGTATCAACCAGTGATTCAAGTGATAGTTCTGAAGGATCAGCATTATCTGATAGCGGAGATAGAAGAAAGGGAAGAAAGTCCAGAGTGTCTTCTGACGAATCCGTATCGGATTCTTGATTTAACTTATTGGGATCATTCTAACGTAGATTATAAAAGCGTTCGTAATCCTGATGCTCTCTTTATTAGTGAAACCACGGATAAAGAAATTGATAAGGAGGGTAACGAAGTAACAGTTGTTCAATCCGATTATATTCTTTTGGAAAAATTTCCTAAGTATACAAATCAAACACAAATCTACATGCGAGCAGATGACATTCTCACCATTTGCGATCCATCGTATTCTGTGCTAGAATACTACCAGAAGACTCTGGGTTGACGCATGAAGTTTTATACGAACATTGAACAGGCTGGGAATCGTATCCTCGTTCGTGGTTATGAAAATGGTGAGCGTGTTCAGTATCGTGTAAACTACAATCCTAAACTGTATGTGCTTAGCAATAAGCAAACAGATCACAAGAGTCTGGATGGACGCTTCCTCAAGGAGGTCTCTCCAGGTTCTATTAATGATTGTAGGCAATTTATCAATCAATACGAGGGCGTGGAGGGATTTGAAATTCACGGGAATACTAGATACTTATATCAATACATAAACGAAGCATATCCCGATGATGAGATTCGTTTCGATTCTTCCCTCATTCGCACATTTACTTTGGATATTGAAACTGGAGCAGAAAACGGTTTCCCTGATATTGAATCAGCAGACCAAGAGATTCTGCTTATTTCTCTCCGTGATTCTTTTACAAACCGCATCACTGTCTGGGGAAGCAAGAGTTTCCAGAATGAAAACAGACAGGTTGATTACATCCATTGTAACGATGAGACGAAACTGCTTTCGTGCTTCCTCAAATGGTGGCAGGAGAATACTCCCGATGTAATTACTGGTTGGAATGTTCAGCTATTTGATATGCCATACATCTGCCGCCGTATGGATAGAGTGCTGGGCGAAGATTACACTAAACTTCTATCGCCTTGGAAACTTATTTCATCGCGTGAGATTTTCATCAAAGGTCGTAAACAGATTGCGTATGATATTCCTGGCATCGCCACGTTGGATTACCTTGAACTCTATAAGAAGTTTACGTACACCAACCAAGAATCATATCGTCTAGACCATATCGCATCTGTGGAACTCGACGCTAAGAAACTTGACCACTCTGAGTTTGATACTTTCAAAGAGTTCTATACTAAAGATTGGGATAAGTTTGTGAAGTATAACATCCACGATGTTCGCCTTGTTGACCAGTTGGAAGACAAGATGAAGTTGTTAGAACTGGCATTCACTATGGCATACGACGCCAAAGTAAACTACGAAGATGTTTACTCTCAGGTGCGTATGTGGGATAACATTATTTTCATCTACCTTGCGAAGATGGGTGTAGTGATTCCTCCCAAGAAAGATAGCGTCAAAGATGCTAAGTATGCTGGTGCATATGTGAAAGAACCTGTGCCTGGTATGTATGATTGGATTGTAAACTTTGACCTTAATTCGCTGTATCCTCACCTCATCATGCAATACAACCTGTCTCCAGAGACGCTTCTGCCGCGCCGTAGTAGCGTCAACGTTGACATGCTGTTAGATAAGGCATTCGATACCAGCGACCTCGGGGGGGAGACCCTATGCGCCAATGGAACGCATTACACCACCAAGTTTCAGGGGTTTCTTCCTAAGCTTATGGAGAAGATATATGAGGATCGCACCATCTATAAGAAGAAGATGATTGCTGCTAAACAACAATACGAGAAGACTCCAACGATTGAGTTAAAGAAAGAGATTGCCCGCTGTAATAACATTCAGATGGCACGAAAAATTCAACTCAACTCTGCTTATGGTGCTATCGGTAACGAGCATTTTCGTTATTACAAACTTGAAATCGCTGAGGCAATTACTCTCTCAGGTCAGTTGTCTATTCGCTGGATTGAGAGAAAGATGAATGCCTATCTTAATAAAGTTCTAAAGACACAGGATGTTGATTATGTTATTGCTTCTGATACTGACTCTATGTATCTTAACCTTGGTCCTTTGGTTGAACGTGTATACGGAGTACGAGAGAAAACTCCTGAAAGCATTGTTGCGTTCCTTGATAAGGTCGCTTCACTGGAACTTGAGCAATATATTGAAAGTTCTTACCAAGAACTGGCCGACTATCTCAAAGCATACGACCAGAAAATGAAGATGAAACGGGAGAACATTGCTGAGCGTGGTTTTTGGACTGCCAAGAAACGCTATGTTCTCAACGTCTGGGATAGTGAAGGTGTGCGCTATGCTAAACCGAAGATGAAAATCTGTGGCATGGAAACCGCTCGCTCATCTACTCCTGCTTATTATCGTGATAAACTGGAACAAGCATATCGTATCATTGTAACCAAAACTAATGATGATGTTCTTGATTTCATTAACGAGATCAAGGAAGACACCAAGAAACAGAACTATCTCAATATTGCTTTCCCTCGCGGTTGTAATGGTCTTAAGAAGTATCGTAGTGCTGCTGATATTTACCAGAAGGGCACTCCCATTCAAGTAAGAGGAGCATTACTCTACAACTATTATGTTCGTAAAAACAATTTAGAACACAAGTATCCACTTATTCAAGAAGGGGAGAAGATCAAGTTTATCTATCTGAAGACACCAAATCCTATCCGCGAGAATGTCATTTCTTTCTTTCAACAACTGCCGAAAGAACTGAACCTTGACAAATACATTGACTACACGCTACAATTTGAGAAGAGTTTCTTTGAACCGCTGAAGAACGTGCTAGAATGTATCGGGTGGCAATCTGAACGCAAAGGCAGTTTAAGTAGTTTTTTTAGTTGAGGTATTATGAGTTTTTTAAAATCTATTATTAAGGAGTTAGATAATGAATACGCAAGTGTTGTTGAAGATGGAGTCGCTGCTGGTGACTGTGAATCGTTTGTGGATACTGGCAGTTATATTCTTAATGCCCTTATTTCTGGGAGTATCTTTGGCGGATTGCCTGCAAACAAAATCACAGCCCTCGCGGGCGAATCCAGCACTGGTAAAACTTTTTTTGCGTTATCAATCTGCAAGCATTTTTTAAATAGTAATCCTGCCGCTCAAGTAATTTACTTTGAGACAGAATCTGCTATCTCCAAAGATATGATGGTATCGCGTGGCATTGATGTTAAGCGTGTTGGTCTTGTGCCTGTGTCAACAGTTCAAGAGTTTCGCACTCAGTCTATCAAGGTTGTAGATGAGTATATGAAACTGAAGAAAGAAGATCGCCCGCCCCTGTTGTTTGTATTAGATTCTCTTGGTATGTTATCCACAACCAAAGAAGTTGAAGATGCTTCCGCAGGTAAAGAAACTCGTGACATGACTCGCGCTCAGGTGATTAAATCTATTTTCAGGATTCTGTCACTCAAACTTGGTCAAGCTGGCATTCCACTGATTGTTACCAACCATACATATGAAGTGGTGGGTGCTTATGTTCCTACCAAAGAAATGGGTGGTGGCACTGGTCTGAAATATTCTGCCTCTACGATTCTCTTTCTGTCTAAGAAGAAGGAGAAAGATGGCACTGAAGTCGTAGGTAACATTATTAAAGTGAAGGCACAGAAGTCGCGCTTCACAAAAGAAAACTCAGATATCGAAACGAGGTTATTCTATGATGCAAGGGGATTGGATAAGTATTATGGATTACTGGAGTTGGGTGAGAAGTATGGAGTATTCACCCGCAAGGGGAATCGTATCGTTGTTGGTGAATCCTCTGTTTATCCTTCTGTTATTCTTGCTTCTCCCGAGAAATACTTCACACCAGAAGTAATGCAAGCCCTTGATGAATGTGCCCGTAAAGAGTTTATGTATGGAGTAGCGGATGGAGAGAATTGAAACAACCATATTGCGTAATCTTATTTGTAATGAACAGTTTTATCGCAAGGTAGTTCCTTTTGTGAAACCAGATTATTTCAATGAGATTCATGAACGTATAATCTACGAAGAGGTTTGGAACTTCGCAAGCACCTATGAACTGGTGCCGACTAAAGAAGTGTTGACAATTAATCTTGAAGGGAGGAAAGATTTAAATGAGGAAGTATATCAAAACGCAGTTAAAACAATTGCTGAACTTAACGATTTGGAAGTCGAATACAACTGGTTGCTCGACACCACAGAAAAATGGTGTAAAGACAGAGCAATCTATCTTGCCCTCCTTGAGTCAATCAAGATCGCAGATGGAGGCAATCAAAAAGTATCAAAGGATGCGATCCCAGCAATCCTACAGGAGGCCCTGGCAGTATCTTTCGACGAACATGTAGGTCACGATTACTTAGAGAATAGCGTAGAGCGTTATGAGTTCTACCACCGTGAAGAAGATAAGATTCCTTTCCACCTTGAATACTTCAATAAGATTACTAAAGGTGGTCTACCAAACAAAACTCTTAACGTAGCACTTGCTGGCACAGGTGTTGGCAAGTCACTCTTCATGTGTGACTATGCTGCTAACTGCTTATCACTTGGTAAGAATGTGCTATACATAACAATGGAGATGGCAGAGGAAAAGATTGCTGAACGTATTGATGCTAATCTATTCAACGTCAACATCAAAGACCTTGTAGATTTGCCTGAGATAATCTTTCAAAGTCGTATCAATGAACTGAAGCGTAAAACACAAGGTAGTCTCATCATCAAAGAATACCCAACAGCATCAGCGCATGTCGGTCACTTTAAATCTCTTCTTAATGAACTTCAACTTAAAAAAACTTTTAAACCTGATATTATTTTTATCGATTACCTTAATATCTGTGCTTCGGCTAGATACAAGGGAGCAATTGTAAACTCTTATACTTATGTCAAGGCAATCGCAGAAGAACTTAGAGGATTGGCAGTGGAACACAATGTCCCACTTGTCTCTGCTACACAAACTACAAGGTCTGGGTTTGGCAATAGTGATGTCGATCTCACTGATACCAGTGAGTCTTTTGGCTTGCCAGCTACTGCTGACTTTATGTTTGCTCTCATCGCTACAGAGGATCTGGAAAAGGATGGTAAGATAATGGTTAAACAATTGAAGAATCGATACAACGATCCTACCATGTATAAACGTTTCCTTGTTGGGGTTGACAGAGCACGTATGAAGTTGTATAATGTTGATAACGCTGTTGACTTATCATCTGATAAAGAAGAAGAATATGACTTCGAAGAGATGGCAGCAGAACAAAGCAGAAACACGCAAAGTAAATTTACCAGTTTTATTCTATGACAGTCGATCTTAATAAGTATGTTCAATTTGTTGGTGAAGTTACTAGTCCAGCATCCCGTGATACGAGCGAGTTTATTGATCGTATTCTTGAACTAAAAAATCAAGGTGCTGATATTCAACGTCTTATGACCGCTGCTTGTGGTATCACTGCTGAGGGTGGTGAGTTTACTGAGATTGTAAAGAAGATTGCTTTTCAAGGTAAACCTTACAACGAAGATAATATCTTCCATATGAAGCGAGAGCTTGGAGATATTCTCTGGTATATCGCTCAAGCATGTATTGCTCTTGATATTTCTTTCGAAGAGATTGCTCAAATGAACTTCGAGAAACTGAGTGCTCGATATCCTGAAGGAACTTTTAGTATTGAACGAAGTGAAAATCGAGTTTCTACTGATATTTAATAAATACCCCCGTAAGGGGGTTTTTTCATATGCCAGCAAGGAGCGGAAGACAAGCCTGGGAAAAATATTATAAAGATAAAACTGTCTCCACAACAGTAAAAGCAAATACTAAAACCACTAGCGATAAAAACTACGTTTATTCTCCAGGTCCAGATAAAAAAACATCAGAAAGACTTGATGATGGTACTCCTATTGTTGTTCATGGTGGCAGCGAATATCAAACAAGATTGCCTATCATATATGATAATGGAGCGAAAAGTGGTTATTTTCCTGTAGACTCTATTAATAAACCGAGAGAAGGAGTTTGGAAAAGTTGGAGTACTACTGCTTCTAAATTGGCAGAAGGAGTTAAATTAGAAACATTAGATTATTTAAATGGTCAACCAAATGTTTTGTGTAGAGTTTTTACTGACGCTGATGAAATAGCAAAATCAGTTATATCTGGATTAGAATCTTCTGCTTCTACACCAGATCATGTCTTAGAACAAGTTCTTGATTTTTTTATGGATAATATGGATTCTACGGGATCTCAGGTTAGTAATAAATTTAATTGGATTCCAGCAATACACGAAAATGATAAGAAACGATTGGGTATTTATTTGGGAGAATTGCTGCCTGGTTATTTTGCTTTAAAGAATAGATACGGCACAGATATTTTTAGTAGAAGAATTATTCACGAAGGATTGAGTCAATTTGTTGTTCCAGATGACCAATCTTTTGGTGGTATAGATTCTGCCTTCATTTATTCAAACGGTGCTAGAGCATGTATTTCGAGTAAATTTGGAGAAGGAGCAGAAGCTTCGGTTTGGAATAATATTATGCCGTTAGTGATTGCCAATAAAACTGAACAAAGTATTACTAGAATGGCAAAAGATTCTGCAATTAAACAATTAATAAGAAGTTGCGAGTCAGTGAATGGTTATCAAAATAAGGGTAGAGCAGTTTTGTATTATTGTGGAGTAAGGGAGATAATGAAGGATACCACAGTTGACCCAGAAATATTTTTTGCAGAATTAAAACGAGAAACATTATCTGCACAATCAGCAAGTCTTTATAGAAAAATAAAAGAAAAAGTTGATGAATTGAAATCTCAACCAGGATATAAACAATTATCAACATTTAAAAATAAAAATGTTTCTTTGAGATCTATAACATCAGCGTTCTCTAGAATGATAGCAGATAGATTAAATATGGAAGTTTCTAATACTCCTGCTTTAGAGAATACATTAAAAAGTATTTTAGCAGGAAAAACTTTTTTTCAGTTGCATATGGATGATAGGAAGTTTATAAATACTGGGGAAATATACTTCAAAGTTTTGAAGTCATCTGCAGTTAATGTGATATTTAAAGGTGATAAGTCAGCTGTGGATTCTGAAACTTCTTTGGAAGCTGGTAGCGGAACATTAAACTATAAACTTGTGTAATGGCAAACGTAGTAAAATTAAAACACTTAGAACATTTAGAAGATGAAATTCTAAATTATGGTTCGGCGGGGTGTTTTGCCATCGTTGGATTTCTTACAGAACTTAAAAATATGATTGGCAAGAAATCTACTGGGGGGTTCTTACAAACTAAATGGGATGGCGCTCCGTCTGTAGTTTGCGGAACAGATCCCATGACAGGAACTTTTTTTGTTGGCACTAAATCGGTATTCAATAAAAAAGATCCTAAGATTTGCTATACTAAAGATGATATTGACAATTTATATGAGGGTGAGTTAAATAAAAAACTTAAAGATTGTCTTCAGTATTTTTCTAAACTTGGTATTACTGGCGTCATTCAGGGAGATCTTCTATTCACTGATGATAAGAAAACTAGAAGAGTAGATGGTGAAGAACTCATAGTATTCAGACCCAACACGATTACATATGGTATCCCAACTGATCATCCTATTGGTAAAAAAGTCAATCGAGCTAAGATTGGAGTGGTCTTTCATACTAATTATTCTGGTGGTCCTGATCTTGCAGATATGTCTGCAGGGCCTCGTGTGGATATTTCAAAGTTTAATTCTGTTGATGATGTAGCCGTTATCTCTAATGATACGCAAGTTCAACAAGTATCTTTTACACAAACAGAGGAACTGACATTTAATAGATACATTCAAAAAATAAACAGAATGTGTGAAATCTCTGTAGATTTTCATAATTATCTTGTGGAAAATTCTGGCACAACGGGAGATGCAAAATTTTTTGTGGGATCTTATCTTAAACCATTTTTTAATGCAGAAATTAAAGCAGCAAGAACAATTACTAATGTTGCGTCAACTTTAAAATCTTTTGCTTTGTTTTATAAAGAAAAGATGGATAAAGAAATTAATTCTGTAAAAACAGCTGCCGCTCAAACTAAAAAAAGAGAATTTCTTTATAGCGGTATTAAATACTTAGAAGATAATGAACTAGAATTCAAAGCATTTGTCGCTCTTTATAAAACCATTCAAGAAGCAAAGTTATTCATTATACAAAAACTGGATTCATTAGAACAGTTCAGAACTTTTGTTGAGATTGATGGAGGATACAAAGTTACTACTCCAGAAGGTTATGTGCTTCATCAAGATGGTGACATGGTGAAATTAGTTAATCGCATTGAGTTCAGTAAAAATAATTTTACAATCGAAAAGAACTGGAAGAAATGAGCCTTATAGAATACAAAAGTTGTTATTTTACATTTGGCAGATTTCAACCCTGCACCACTGGTCATGCCGAAAATTTTTCTAATTTAAAAAGGATTGCGGGCACTAATGATTATCGCATTTATATCAGTCAGTCGGTAGATACTAAAGGAAACAATCCACTTCCGCCAGATATTAAATTAACTTATATGAATAAATCATTACCAGATCACAGGGGTAAAATATTCAGTAGTGCAGAAGCAAAAGATCCTGTAACTATTTTGAAAGAGATACAATCTCTTGGTTATGATAATGCTTACTTTGTTGTTGGGTCTGATAGAGTTCCTGCGATGCAATGGATTAAAAAGTATAATGGTAAAGATTTTACTTTTAATGAACTAGATGTAATCTCTTCTGGAGATCGTGATGCGGATGGAGATACTTTTGCAATCTCTGGAACTAAAATGAGAAGAGCTGCATTTGCCGCAGACTTTAAAACTTTTAGACAAGGTATTCCAACAGCATTATCTGACAAAGATTGTAAAAAACTTATGGATGAAATAAGAACAAGGCTCCCGTCAAACTTTAAATAAATAAAAATAAAACACTATGAAATCATTAAAAGACTTATTACAGCAATCAAAACAAAAGTCTTTTAGACTTGGTAATGTATTTGTTGAAGGTGATACAATTCAAAATATTGATGGGGAAGTAGGAAAGATTCATAGGCGTGGAGTTAACTATGTAATTGCTGTGACAACTGAAGGCAAAATGTTTCGCGCTTGGGTGAAAGATATTAAAGAACATTGTGGATGTGATGAAAAAGAGATGAGTGCCAAGGATAAGGTCAAGTCATTTATAAATAAAAATAAACGACAAAAGACCAATGACAATTGATGAGTTTTCAAAACACTTGATCGAAAAGGCAGTTGCTGAACTCGATGAGGCAAAGAACAAAGAAGGCAAGGAGCAAGGTGCTGACGGCAAAGCTTGCTGGAAGGGTTACAAATATGCTGGCACAGAGAATGGTAAAGACAAGTGTGTGAAGTCTGAAGAGTGGGAAAAGTCTGAGAAAGAAGAGAAGGGAGAGAAGAAGCACAAGGAAGGTAAAGCAGAAGAGAAGAAAGAAAAAATGAAAGAGGCAAGAGACATGCCTGGTAATCAAGAAAAGATTGATGCTAACAAGAATGGTAAAGTAGACGCACACGACTTCGCATTGCTTCGTGCTAAGAAAGCTAAGAAATCAGTAAAGGAAATGTGGGAGAAGGCGGCAGAAATTGCTGAGGGAAAGAAGGTTGAGATTGAAGTGATGCCTGATGTTGATATTCCTAATGACCCAGAAAAAGAAACTGGTAAGAAAGCAAAGAAAGAATTGAAAAAAGAATATTTTGAATTAGAAGATGGCAAAATGAAGAAAAAACACAATTGTGCAAAAAAAGTAAAGAAAGAGGGAGTAGAGTATTCTGTGGTTTCTGGTGAGCATACAATGCTTGATGATGGAACTGTTACTCATTATGATATTGTGAATGAAGCAGAAGGAATTATCCTTCACAACGTTCCAGTAGAAGAACTTGAAATTATGATTAGCGAAGTTCACGAACATGCTATGAACTATGAAAAAAATCTAGAAGTTCTTGACGAGAAGAAACTTTCTAAGGCAGAAGCAGCAAAGAAAGAAAAGTTTGTTAAAGGTATGAAGAAGAAGTTTGGATCCTTCAAGTCAAAGTATGGTGACAGAGCAAAAGAAGTGATGTATGGAACTGCTACCACAATGGCAAAAAAATCAGCCTAAATAGCTGTAAACTCTCTTAGAGGATATAACCATGGGCGCACTCGTAGAACTACTAAAACCAATAATCTTCGCAGCACTCAATAGCTGCCACACCAAGAGACTCGTATGTGATCTACTTGACAGATATGTTGAGAAGACCGACAACGATGTTGACAACGTAATCGCAGCAACAGTAAGAACTGCTCTTATGAAGGGTTGCTGATAATCAAATCATATGTTCTTGGGGATGCTTAGGCATCCCTTTTTTTATAAATACTTTTTAGAAAAGCAAATATTGTATAGAGGAAACCGATGGCAATTTTCGGAACAATTGACGCAAAGGCGTTAGCAAA